AGGTTTAAAACCTGAACCCATATTAAGTTCAAATCTTCTATTTATTTTTTCAAGTTCTTTATCATACTCTGCTCTAGAAATTTCTTTAGCGTCTAGTTTTTTATTTAAATCTTCTAATTGATTTTCTAATTTACCAATATTTTCTAGTTTCATTTCATAAACTTTTTGTCCAAAAGTGCCTGTTGGTTTTATTAATTTAGCTAAAGCTAGTTTATCTTGTAAAGCACCTTCATCCATTTTCATGTCTATGCTTTTAGATTTCATTAATGCAGCAAACGTAGCTGGGTTTGTCCCTATTTCAGATAAAACATTTACAACATCCATGGGTTTTCTTATTTGTCCTAAACCACTAGTAGACGCTAAAACAGACAAAGGCAGAACAGACTTAATACCTTTTAAATATTTATCTCTACTTTCTGTTCTTCTAGTTAAGTCTTGTCGTATTTGTTTTACAAGATCGTCGTAATTACCTTTTGCGTAGCCAGGTCTTGCAGACCCACCTAGTTTAAACATTGGTCTTTGCATTAATTTATAATTCATTATCCTAATCCAAATAAGTTTCCTAAACTAAATGCCCCTATTCCAGCTGTTAATGCAGATCCTAATGGACTTGCTTGAGCTGCTGGTATACCACTTTGCACTGATACAGTTCCTGCACCTGGTGTTAATCCAGTAATACCTTGTCCTAATCTTGCTAATCTATCTATTGCCTCAAACTGTTGCATTCTATTTGCTTCTCTTGCTGCATCAGCTTGTGCTTGTCTAAATTGAAAATCTTGTCCAGCTAATCCCGAACCTAAACCTAACGCTTGTTGTTGTAATTGTGGAACAGTTGTTGCTACACCTAACTGTTGTCCCGCTAATCCAGATTGTAAACCAGCTAACTGTCCTTGTTGTGCACCTAGTTGCCCTGCTTGTCCAAAAGCTTGTGCTGCTAACTGGTTAGCTTGTGTAAATCCAGATTGATTTAATTGTGCTTGTAATAAAGCTCTATCTAAATCTGATTTTCTTTGGTACTCAGCTGTTTGAACTCCTGCTCTGCCAGAACCCAGGACTCCTAATCTTGCTTGTTGATCTTTAATGGCTTGTTCTCTTATTGCAGCTTGTTCATCAAACTGTGCAAGCGTAGCATCTCTTACTGCTGTTTGATACGGAGACTCAAAAGCTTGGAAAGCTGTTGGTCCTGTTAATCCTGCTTGTGCTTGAAATTGTGTTTTAGCTGCATCGATAAAAGGTTGAACACCACCAAGTGTTGTTTGTGCTGTGTCTACAAATGGTTGAAAGCCAGCCACACCAGTTCCTGTTACACCTGTTATTTGTCCTTGATTACCAAACTGTAATGTCCCTAGTCCTGCTTGTGTTGCAGCTTGTTGTGCCACTGCTTGATCTAATGCAGTTTTACCTACAACAGATGGTGCAAACGCTGCGGTATCAAGTGGTGTTTCAACTTGATCTCTTAAAGAAGTTAAATAGGCTTTCTGTGCTTCTTCTATTATCGGGGACGGACGTGTTATCTGTGTTATATCTTCAGCCATTATGCTCTCCCCATGGATTCTAATTGTTTCATAGTGTTATACATTCTTTTTGCACCTTTGTTAATGCTACCGCCTCCAGCTGCTCTCACAGCATCAGCAGTAAATACGAATTCATTTTTGCTAAGTCTAGCAGGCACGTCATCGGCTTTTTCTTTTGCACCGTATGGCATGAAGCCACCACTGTACCTCATATCTGCCTCAATTGGAAGCCCTCCGAGACCACTTTCTTGTACCGTGGGCCTTGTTCCAAGAGCAAAATTAGATCTCATCAAGCCACCTTGTTGAGCCTCTGGCTTACTCGCACCTATAAGCTCTAAAATACCTTTTTTTTGTGCTTCTGTTAATTCATTAAAAGACACCCCAAAATATTCTTGGGCCATCATTTCTGCTGTAATTTCTGCTTTGTTTCCTACATTTGGCTTTGGTTTAAATGGTTTAGGATCTGCTGGTAGTTCATTATCTTCAACACCATAATCTTCTGGTTTTGGTTTAAAAGGATTTACTGTTCCCATTGCAAGATTCTTTCTCATCAAACCACCGATAGCTGCAGTTGTCTTTGGTCTAAATGCTGTTGTGTCAAAGTCTTGCCACATGGCAGCTGCTTCCTCTTGTAATGCTGCTATTTCAGAATCTGCTAATCCCAACTCTTGACCCTCTTCTTCAATTTGATCTTGTGTTTGTGACAACGACAGACCCATAGTTACTGCTGTTGCTACTTTTGTAGGTGATAGACCACCACCTTTTTTAGTTAATAATTTACCTTTAATAGGATCAAAAGCACCCTCTGCTCCTAATATACCTCGTGTCCCTGGTACTATTTGATCAGTGGTCATGGTACTACCATCTACCATACTCTCATATTCAAATGGTTTTGTTGTTTGCCCCTCTCCAAACAAAAAGTCTTCTGCTTTACCACGAAGAGTTCCTTCTGCTGCTCCTCTTAATCCTAATAAATCTCTAGCTGTTCTAATTTGACCAATTTCTCCACCTAATTGTGATGGATCAAATCTACCATAACGTAAACCACCAAGTCCCTCACCTCTTACTTGGCCCACATATGGTAAAGCTAACGTTGCAGCCACAATAGGATTAATTCTACCAGATTGTTTGTATGCTCCTGCAGCATAAACAAAAGGTGCAGCTGGTCCTGTAAAAGGTGCTGCGACTTGCATAATACCTGCAAGTTCTTTAGGCACTATCTTTTTAACTGCCTTACCTACTGGCTTTAATACTTTTTTTCCTATACTTTTAAGTTTTTTAAACGGCATATTATCTTCTATTTTGTTTTAGGAAACAAATCAAGAGTGGGCATGATAACCTTTACATCCCGTCTTATTTCCGCTTCTGGCACTCCTTTTGCCTTCCAATCTTCTTCTGTTTTGTATACCTCGCCTGTCTTCAGGTTAGATATGGTTGTTATAATCTTCTCTGGTTTTATTGTTTGCATTACGTTGTTACCTCTCTTGGTTCTATTTCTAATATAGAAGCTATGACGTGCAGCTCGTTTGCATCAGTAGCTTGGACTTTCAAAGCCTCACTAGCCTCCATTACAAGAGGTTGAGATAGTAGCTCTGTTGTAGTATTTGAAGATATAGATTTGCTTTTAAATAAGCTAAATATATTAGACGATGCGTCCACCAAAGTCACTGTAATACTAGCTCCTGAACCTGCATCTTCAGATACTAAAATTGATTTAACCACAGCAGTTTTAAACGACGGCACTGTATATAGTGTCGTAAGATTTGTAGTCGTTAGATCTGCTTTTTTATTTATAAAACTATTTGCCATTAATTTATAAAGAAGCTTTCTGCTTCCATTTCATCTTTTAAATCTTGTTGATACGTTGTGTTTAATTTTTGTAAGATACCGTCAAGGTCCCTTACCTGTGCATCAGCAACATCTTGCCTGTAAGTTGGTGCTGGTCTTGTTAATACTTGTACTATCTTTGCCATTATCTATCATCCTCCGCTGCTTGTACTCCAGCATCTACTGCCGATTGACTATAGCCCCCGCCACCGCTATCATCTCCACTACCACCAATTTGATTTAAAGCTGCTTGTAGATCTTTAACTCTTTGTCTAGAGATTGCTGTTTGTGCTGCTTTTCTTCCTAATATTGCATCTATTCTATTTTGAATAGCACCTGCTGGTCCTCTACCAAAAGCTGATACAGGATTGTATCCTTGCATAATACCACCTTGTCCATAAATAGATGCAACAGATCGTTGTTGTGATGGTGTTAAGGCATTAAATGCAGCTTGTGAAGTTCCAAATGGTGCTGGTCCAAGTCTAGTTCCTATTTTATCTCTAAAACTAGCTAACCCACTTCTAGTTTTATCTAAAGCACCTCTTAAAATACCAGTTAATGATTTTTCTCCGATAAGAGGAGCAAACTCTAAAATTTTTTCTAATAAATTTTTTTCCTCATCAAGTTCTCCATAAACTTCAGGATCACTTAAACTTCTAAATGAAGGAGGTTGACGTTCAATAGATTGTCTTTCTTCATCCGTTATTTCAGAATCAGCACCTAATGGTGTTGAACTAAAAAGACTTAAAATAGGTGCAACTCTTCTTACTCCAAATTTAGCTGCACTTCCTAATGTGTCTAAAAATTTTTGTGCTGCTTTTGTTGGCGTTGCTCTTTCACCATATATGTCTGGACGCAGACCTATACCCATAGCTTTGAAAGGTCCAAAGTTTCTTAAACTTTGACCAATCATTTCCATTCTACCTGGCATAGGTCCTGTTCCAAGTTTAGCAGGTTGAATTACATCTCGATAATATTTATCTGAATATGTCATATCTAAAAGTTCTTTATCAAGTCCTGTTGCTATATTCGTAATATTATCTAAATTTATTATTGACATTATCTTCTACCGTCTGGTTGTACATCTAATCTAAACGTGCCTAGCTTCCAGTCTTGACTAGTACTTGTGTTTTCTATCTTTAGAGCTACTGCTCTAGCTCTTGCTCTTGTATCTACTTTAGTCGTTGATGAGCTAACTGTAAAGGGTCCTAATGACGAACTAGCTGCTGCATCGTTGGAATAGTTTTTTAAATTTAATGTAACTCTTGTATTTCCTGTTTGAGATATAAAGTCTGGTACAAATCTTCTAATTTTCATTAAAAACTCACCATCGCCTTTAAACGTAGATCCACCCTCTTTTGTTGCAGTTATATCATAATCTCCAGATGTTATTGTGCCTGTAATAGCTGTAACTGTTCCGCTTTTAACTTGATCTGTTCCTGTCTCGTGTTGATAGTATGTTGTAATACCATCCGTGTTTCCTTGCACATATGTAGATGACGTAGCTGGCTCAACACCATCTGCATCATACTCCATAGCATGTGGTTTACCAAACACAGCAGAATCAGCCCAAGCTGTTCTAGCCAATGTACCTACAGTCCATACAGGTCTTTGTGGCGTAGAGTCAAAGTAATTATAAGATACCATTTTGTTTACCACGGCAGAATTTTCTGTTGGATAAAACCACATAATCTCACCAAACAAATTATTAAGCCCTGCTGATATCATCTGATTACCAGAATCTAAATTAACATCATCATATACAAAGTCTTCTACTAAACATGGTAGTGATTGCAAAGCACCAGCATATTTAAAGAAACCATTTTCTGACATCCAGTATGCAGCTCCATCTACCTCTACCGCTGCGTTCTTACCAATAAGCCCACAGTTTGTTCCAACTTGCACAAAGGCAAATGTAAACGGTTGACCAACAAAACGCATCAAGAATAGAGCTGTGTCTGTGTATACATAGATTGCATCTCTACCTCTAATTGCTCCCATGATCCGTGATCCGTCGGCCAGTCTTTGTGTACCTGCTGTATTGGTTGCTGTAGGTGTGTACGTGTTAATATCTTCTTGGTCTGAGAATCTAACAAACATATCATCCTGTGTAGACTTTGTACCAATCGTTGTTTCTGTTCCAAAGAACACTAAGTGTCGATCTGGTGTTGATACTAGCATGTGTCTTGATGCAGTTGGTGCACCAGATATAATTGTTGCTCTAGAGTTAGTTGCATCTGTAGCTGCAGAGTTCCACTCAAATACTTCACCATCTACAATTAAACAAATAGCTTTGTCACCAAAGTTATCAATAGACCACATACCAGGATCTATAATTAAGTCACCTGATGCTGCCTCACCCCACGCTACGAAATCAGATGTATTTGTTACTGTGGCCCCAGCAGAATGTGATGCAGCTGTTGTATTTCGCACAGCTCTTGTTACACCAGTAAGTGTGTTCGTTGATATACCTGTGTAAGATATTTCTTCTGTTCCTATTTTTATAAAGTTGGTTCCAGAGCTTGGTAACTGAGAAGCATCGTTTAATGTTATACTTGTAGCAGCTGCTGATATGTCCGCTGATAAAACAGTTGTGTACGCTCCTACAGCTTCACCACCCCAAGACCCAAGTGACCAACCAAAACCTTGTGCTTGCACATCTGGTCCTACTCGGTAATAGTGTCTAACTCTAATGCCGCCTGATTCAGATGCACCAGATCCTGATTCTGCGGATGGCATGGTAATTGTAAGTGTGCTTGATGTTGGCACAGTTGTTACCATAAACCTTATGTCATCAAAGTTTGCTGCAGCAAAATCAGAGTTGGTTGCTGTTGAAAAATTATCTAATAATATAATATCACCTGCTTGAATATTGTGAGTGGTAGAAAAATTTATTGTAACTTCAGTTGATCCGTTGGTCGTGCTAAAAGCGTTTGTAAGTGTTGTCGTAGATTTTATTGGGTGTATATCATAAAACACACCACCTGAATAAGCGTATAAAATTCTGTTTGATCCTATAATAGAATACTTTCGACCTTCACTATTTGTAAATTGATGTAAAGCTCTAGCTGCACCTGTAATATTATCAGCTCCTAGTTGTGTCCAACCAC